AAACAACGTCGCAACTGGGCTGAAAGTGAATTTAAAGAGTGGGCCAGTGGTGTGCTGGGTGAATACGACGATGGTGATGATTTAGAAGAAGAATCCGAAGCTTACCGCCATCATCAAGAATTACGTACCAAGAGCGGCCTGCCTAACCCAGATTATTATCTTGCCCTTAAAAAACTCTATGATAAAAGCCTTAATAATGAAATAAGTGATCAAGAGCTGGATGCGGAACGACAAAAATTAAAACAGCGTTATAATGTAAAAGAAAATCTAGTGGTTGATGTTGAAGAAAATGAAGCATCCACCGCACCAGAATGGAAATTAAAAAATCCGGCATCGTTTAATGATGACGATTACTATGTCTACGACCCAGAAACCAACCACATTGTAAACGTGGTTGGTAGAAAGTCTATAGCTTGGCATAATACTCCAGAGGAGGCTGAAAAACGTGGATTAAAAGTTGCTCGTGGTATGAGCGCCAAGCATCTGGGACTTATGGTAAAAACTAATCCTGGCCCATTCGGTGTGGCAGAGAATAAGAATATTCGTTCTAGACTTAACCAGGCACTAGATGAAACAGGTGAAGTTCTGGGCGAAGATCTTCGCAAATGGTTTAAAGAAAAATGGGTGAGATTTGGTCCCGACGGGAAAATTCGTGGCGACTGCGCCCGCGGTAGTGAAAGTGAAGGCAAGCCCAAATGTCTACCACAAAGCAAAGCACACTCACTGGGTAAAAAAGGGCGAGCCAGCGCAGCGGCTAAAAAACGTCGTGAAGATCCCAATCCCGAGCGTCGCGGCGCCGCCAAAAACGTGGCAACCAAGACCAACGAACAAACACTGGATGAGAAGTGGTCAGAGAAATACAAGCGCAGCATAGACTGCTCTAATCCCAAGGGGTTTAGTCAGCGAGCACATTGCCAGGGGAAAAATAAAAACGAAGAAGTTGAATTAGAAGAACGTAAAAAGAAAACCAAAAGAACCCCATATTATGCATATTGGTATCCTGGATTTGGATACTATGCTGGTAGTGGTGAGGGCGGTGATAGTGGTGGAGATGGTGGCGGAGAAAGCATCAAAGAAACAACCTGCCCAGCTTGTGGTGGTGAAATAGTTGAGCACAGTATGCTCAATGAGAAAAAAGACGCCTGCTATTACAAAGTAAAAAGTCGCTATAAAGTCTGGCCCAGTGCCTATGCCAGCGGCGCACTGGTCAAGTGTCGTAAAAAAGGCGCCAAGAACTGGGGAACCAAGAAAGAAAGTATTCAAGAAGCCAGTCTAGGCACCGCAATTACCTGGCCTGAGTTGGTCAATAAATTGTCTAAAACATTAAAAATAATGGGCTGGGCTGGAAAACGGCAGGATGATGATACTTTTACCTTCCTAATGCGCGGCCGCAATGAGGATGAATGGTATACTGTACTAATCGAAAATCAGGGAGATGGTTGGTTTACCTATGCCCTGGGCACAGTGGAAGAAGGTGATCCCTATATTGGCCAGCAGGAAACACTACCACTCACTGAGGCTAGTTTAAGTATGCTTATGGATGAAATACGTGAAGGGTTTAATCTTGCCGAGTCCCTGGGTCCTGAACAACAGCGTGTAGGCCAACTGGCACAGGACGCAACAATTAAAACTGGAAAAGTTTTAGGTAACTTGCCACAAAAACAGCGTGGTCTAACTGGTAAGTTGGTGGGTGAGAAACAAGATGAGTCTCGTGCTCCTGGCCCTTTACTCTATGAGCTATTTAGGACACCTAGGAAATTGGTAGAAACTGATCTAGACCTTTCAGACGCAGGGGAATTTGATAAGTTATTCCAGGACAATGACATCAACTTTACCTACCTAAATGGCAAGTATATCTTGGACAGTGCTCCTGAAGTTACCAGGGCCAAGGACATTATTGCCAGCGACGCGGTGAATAATAACAAAAAGATCAAATACCCAAAATTCGCTCTTAAGCAAGATAACAACATAACCGGTTCTAGTACCTGGGAGCGCGGCCCGGTCTCCGGCGCCAAATAACTAATCTTAACCGTTAATTGGTGTAATAGCTTGTCGAAATAGCCGAGACTCTCGGCTATTTTTTTGGTAAAAAATGCTTTGACTTCTCCATAAAAAATCTATATTCTGTCGTACTATGCTAAATAGTTATGTTACATCTTGCAAGGGGCTTGATGTATCTAGGAAACTAACTAAGACCATCTTAAGGAGAATATATAATGGCAACATCACTAGCAGAAATCCGCGCCAAACTACAGGCACAAGAATCAAAAAAATCCGGCAACAAAGAATCACAAAGCACAGATAATACAATCTTTCCACACTGGAACATTCCCGAAAATTCCACTGCACGAGTAAGATTCCTTCCCGACGCTGATCCTAAAAATAGCTTTTTCTGGGTCGAACGACTGACAATCAAATTACCATTTTCTGGTATCAAGGGTCAAGCAGATAGCAAGCCTGTGATTGTACAGGTGCCCTGTGTGGAAATGTGGGGTGATGCTTGCCCTATCCTGGCAGAAGTTCGCAACTGGTATAAAGATGAAAGTCTCAAAGAGACTGCTAACAAATACTGGAAAAAGCGTAGCTATTTGTTCCAGGGTTTTGTGAGAGATAACCCACTGGGCGAAGACAAAGCACCTGAGAACCCTATTCGACGTTTTGTAATTAGCCCACAGATTTTCAAGACCATCAAGGACAGCCTGATGGATCCTGAACTGGAAAGTATCCCCACTGACTATGCCAGCGGCCTTGATTTTAACATCAAGAAATCTAAAAAGGGTGAATATGCAGATTACAGCACCAGTAGCTGGTCACGTAAAGAATCTGCACTGACTCAAGATGAAGCAGCCGCCATTGAGCAGTTTGGTCTATATAGCCTGAGCGACTTCCTGCCCAAGCGTCCCAGCGATGAAGAACTTCGTGTGATCAAGGAGATGTTTGAAGCAAGTGTGGATGGTGAAGCCTATGATCCTGATCGTTGGAGCAATTACTACAAGCCCTACGGTTTGACCGCACGTGATGAGGATAATGCTGGGCCCACCAACGCCAGTGCCAAGACTGCGCCCAGTGTACAACAAACTGCCGCTGCTGAGGAAGAGTCAGATCCTCCTTTTGAAGTAACCAAGCCAGTGACCACAGTCACAGCTCAACCTGCTGCTAAACCAGCAGCACAAAAGGCAGAAGACATTCTTGCAATGATCCGTAATCGTAAGACTCAATAATAAAAGCTACCTATGTTATAATGTAATAGTAAAAAACGATTCTTTTATCCGCAACAATGGGTAAAGGAATCGTTTGATGTCTTATCTAATTAAGGAAAATTAACAATGGCAACCAAACCTTTTGATGTAAGTAAATTTCGCAAAAGTATTACAAAAAGTATCGACGGTATCAGCTTCGGATTTAACGACCCCACAGACTGGATCTCAACCAACAACTACGCTCTCAACTATCTTATTTCTGGGGACTTTAACAAGGGTGTACCTCTTGGTAAGGTTACTGTATTCGCCGGAGAATCTGGTGCGGGTAAATCCTTTATCTGCTCAGGAAATCTTGTCAAGAATGCACAAGAACAAGGTATATATGTTATCCTTATCGATTCTGAAAATGCTCTTGATGAAGCTTGGCTACACGCACTTGGGGTCGACACTTCGGAAGATAAACTACTAAAACTTAATATGGCAATGATTGATGATGTTGCCAAGATGATTTCTGAGTTTGTTAAAGAATACAAAACACTACCTGAAGATCAGCGTCCTAAAGTTTTGTTTATTCTTGACTCGTTGGGTATGCTACTAACTCCTACCGATGTTAATCAATTTGATGCAGGCGACCTTAAAGGTGATATGGGCCGTAAGCCCAAGGCACTGACAGCACTTGTTCGTAATTGTGTGAATATGTTCGGCAGTTTGAATATTGGGCTTGTCGCCACTAATCATACCTACGCAAGCCAAGATATGTTTGATCCTGATGATAAGATCTCAGGTGGACAAGGCTTTATCTATGCAAGTTCAATCGTTGTTGCAATGAGGAAACTCAAACTCAAAGAAGATGAAGATGGCAACAAAGTCAGTGACGTTAAGGGTATTCGAGCTGCCTGTAAGATTATGAAAACTCGCTACGCTAAACCGTTTGAATCAGTACAAGTTAAAATTCCTTACGAAACAGGTATGAATCCCTATAGCGGACTTGTGGACTTATTTGAAGAAAAAGGTTTGTTGGCCAAGGATGGAAACAGCCTTAAATATACTCTAGCAGACGGTACCGTGATTAAGCAATTTCGCAAAGCCTGGGAACGTAACGAAAATAATTCTCTTGATCAACTAATGGCTGACTTTTCAAATAACCCATACGGTGTGGCTGCTATGAATTCTGAAGAGGAAACTGTAGAATGAGTATTGAAGTAGAGGTATTAATTGAAGCATATACTACCCTTAAAGAATATATCCCATCTAAAGAACGACAAGCTGCTGCTGACAATTTAGTAAGTATGCTAGTAGATAATCTAAGTGATCGAGAGTTACGCGAGTTTGGTAGCACTGATGGTTATACTAAACGTTCTATGGAAGAATATCTAGTGGATGATGGAATAGGAGACGACGAGCACGATGACTATGAATGATGAAAAAAATTATTTCTATTATTGACAGTGATACTCGTGATTATTACTGTAACATTAAGTTCAAATCTATGAAGATTGATTTTGAAAAAAATACAGTATATAATTGCGATGCTGCTCGCCCCCAGAATATCAATCTTAATTGGTTAGAAAATAATCCTGGTCAACTATTTAATAACCCAAAGACAGTTCAGGAACGAGCAATGATGTTAAATAATCAAAGAAATTCCAGTTGCGAATTTAACTGTTTCAGAGCTGAAGATATTGGAGCAATAAGCCCACGTATAATCAGACAAGGTTATATCAAGACACACACAGAGCTAAACACTCGTCCTGTGATACTTGATATAACCTTGGGTAGCGATTGTAATTTAACTTGTACTTATTGTGTTAAAGAATACAGTAGTGCTTGGAGAAATGACCTCCGTAATAATGGTAATTATCCAGTAACAATGGATATTGACAGATATACTATAACCAAGGCTGATCGTATTGTTCATAAATTATCTCAAAATGAGAAAAAGAAGTCCCAAGCTTTCCAATTAGTAAATAATGAAATTGGATTGATATCTTCTGGTCTAGAGCGGGTGTTTATTACAGGTGGTGAACCTTTCTTGCATAACAATCTATTTGAATTACTTGAAAAAATTAAGGATGTTCCTACTGTGGCGGTTTTTAGTGGACTAGGAGTGAATATTAATCGACTTGATCGAATCATTGGCCAGTTGAAAGAGTTTAAAAATGTTCTATTAATTCTTAGTTGTGAGAATGTTGGTAAATATCTAGAATTTAATCGCCACGGTACGCGATGGGATGAATATCAAACAAAAATTGATCTAATAAAACAAAGCGGTATTAATTTTGTATTTCACAACGTATTGAGTAATTTAAGTGTATTTGGCTTTAAAGAATTTCTAGATTATTATAGAGATCATATATCAAGCTATGATTTTGTGTATAAACCTGAATTTATGTCTGTTTATGTAATGGATGAACAAAGTAAGGAGATAATTAAAAAAGAATTTGATAATGATCCTTTGCCTTGGAAAGACTACATATACAAGAGTATCAGTGCAACACCTACTGATACTGAGGTCTACAATTTAAAGTTTTTTATTAAAGAATTTTCTAGAAGAAGAAATATTAGTATAATTGATGTATATCCTAAATCGTTCGTTAACTGGATCAATGGTGATTAAAAATGTGGTATAATCAAGTGGTCGCCGATCTAGGCAAAATACCTGACTTTATAAGTCACTATGAGGCTGAATTAATTCAAGCAAAACTTGATTGCAGTGTTAAAGGAAACCTAGAAAAAAATATAGCTAATTTACCCGGGGTCACTGAACATAGATTTAACCAGCTTCAAGAAATTGAAGCTGTTTTAAATTATTTAAATATACAACTACGGAAAATTCGTAGGAAGCATTTTCAAAAATATCTAGAAAATTATAATCGATCATTGACTAGCCGCGATGCTGAGAAATATACCGACGGCGAGGACGAAGTGATTGATTATGAAACTATTATCAATGAAGTGGCTCTAATACGAAATAAGTGGTTGGGCCTGATGAAGGGTTTGGAAAGTAAAAACTTTATGCTGGGTCACGTGACACGCTTGCGTACTGCTGGGATGGAAGACATTGCGCTATGAGTATATCACGCCATAGACTGTTTGCTAGTGATGAGGAAAGTCATCAGCATAGTCTAGAAACATTAAATCTTGTAGAACGCTATGAAGATTTTATGCAGAGCGTCAAGGTAGTATATGATATGGGCTGCGGGGCTGGATTCGATACTAATTGGTGGGCTACCCGCACTAATCCTAGAACTGGTAGACCTTTCAGCATACAGTGTTTTGGTATGGATATAGATAAACGAATCAAAGTTCACCTAAGGGAAAATTTAAAATTCGTGCAGAGTGATTTTGAAAACTATGACCCGGGTATCAAAGCAGATTTAATCTGGAGCCACGATAGTTTTAGATTTAGTACCAATCCGCTTGGCACTCTTAAAAACTGGAACAAGCAATTAAATCCCGGTGGAGCCCTTTTTCTAATAACTCCCCAAACTTATATAACAGACAAACAGGGTCAGCACCTAGCTAGGTCCATAAGTTATAGTTATTTCTATTACAACATCACAAACTTAATGTATCTCCTGGCCGTGGCTGGGTTTGATTGTCGCACTGGGCATTTTTATAAAAAACCCAACGATCCCTGGATACATTGTATGGTTTACAAAACTGACAACCCCGAACTAGACCCTAAAAACACCAATCTAGTAGACCTTGTAGCATTAAACGTATTACCAGAATCTGCCGCAGTGGGTATTAGGACTACTGGGGAAATGAGACAGGAAGACATTTTTACACATTGGATATCAGGCCATTATTGCCGTTGGAGTCAAGTATGAATAATATCAAAGAAAGCGATGTAATTGTTTTAGTAACTGGTGGTTTTGATCCTGTGCATTCAGGGCACATCAGCTATTTCAAAGAAGCCAAAAAACTAGGCGACTATCTCATAGTGGGCCTTAACAGCGACGAATGGCTCGAGCGTAAAAAAGGCCGAGCGTTTATGCCCTGGAACGAACGTCTGTGTATTGTTAATAATCTCGCTATGGTTGACGAGGTATATACTTTTAATGACGAAGACGGTTCAGCACGAGAATTTATACGTCAGGTAAGGGCTCATTATCCTGCCAACAAGTTAGTCTTTGCCAATGGTGGTGACCGCACTGCCAAAAACATTCCCGAAATGGACGTAAATGATTCTAATTGCGAATTTATATTTGGTGTTGGTGGAGAAGATAAAAAGAACTCCAGCAGCTGGATTCTAAATGAATGGAAAGCTCCCAAAACAGATCGCGGATGGGGTTATTATAGGGTGCTGCATACTGTAGATAATCACACCAAGGTTAAAGAACTTACAGTGGTGCCGGGCGGCAGTCTAAGTATGCAACGGCATCAAGATCGTGCTGAACATTGGTTTGTGGTAGAGGGCACAGCCGAGGTGTATACTGTCAATGAACGCACCACGGATTACGAACTACGTGGGATATATCACAAGCACCAGAGCTTGCACATAGCACGTGGCCAGTGGCATCAACTATGCAATCCCAGCAATAATCCACTTAAACTTGTAGAAATCCAATACGGTGCTCGTTGTGACGAAGAAGATATAGAGCGTAAGCCTAGATCTTAACGCAACACTAGATGCCGTAAGTACTCAGCTGCCTTTTTGCTACGGTATTCTATAATATAGGTTAGTAATTTTTCCATCATTGGAGCCAGTGCCTTTCTCGGCTATAATTCCATTGCTTGATGAGATTTTCTACATCTGCTGGGTTTTTGGGGTTCCTGCTGGCAATGAAAGTTTCTATTTCACTGCTAGGGTTAGAGCTTACCCAGCCCTTGATAATTTCTGTAATACATTTGATTGACATTTTCTTCCTTGTTTTATATAATTGGGTTATGGGTATTTATTGCACTGCAACATAGATTATATTTTACTTTATTGTTATAAATACTGGATGAACCTGATGGAACTTTATAATCTCCAAGAACTTGCTGTTGATGCTCGTTATGCTACTCGAGCAGAAACCGCGTTATTGGCTAAAAATCTGCAGGCATTGATGCCTGAATACCGATTTGAAGTAGAAAAGAAAAAAGAAAGCCCTGTTGATTACATAAGAATCAAAGGTGCAGAGAGAAATGCAATCACTGGATATTTCACTAGTCTTGGACTAGATGAATTACCCCCTGATCCGCATCAGCTCTTGATTAGTGGCCAATACCGAGCAAACATTCTAAGTTATGCCACTACTAGTGATGTAATTGACCAAATCGCTCCGGGAAAAACACATACAGTTCCAGATGACAAGACACAAGCTCGTGAAGTGGTCTACACCCTAGTTGTAGCGGGTGTTGGTGATGCTGGTAGTATTAGTGTAGGTAAAAAAGAACTAACGCCAGTGGAACTTGGTCTAGCCACACGCAGCTATACTCGTGACGAACTAGTGGTTGCAGCCAAGGAAGCAGTCAATGCTAAACTAAAAAATAGACCTGAATTAGTACAAATTTGTTCAGAACTTCTGGACATTGCCGCAGCTGGTGGTCAGGGTACAGTTACTCCTGAGCTTAATAGTAAATTAGGCAGCAAGGCACGCAATCAATTGAGCGTCGACTTTGGTGAAATTCTAGCCCCACTTATGTTTGCAACTGGTGGTGAACGAATTGAGTTTCCTGCTGCGGGCAACTTCCCACTAATCGATGTAATTGTGGGACAAAATAATTACAGTGTTAAAAGTCTAACTGGCTCGGGCACTAGTTTTGCCAGCATTGCTGATCTTATGGATAGCTACGAAGGCAAATTACAGAAAACTGGTTCCAAAGGCAGCACAAAAGTGGCACAACTCTTTAAACTGTTTAAAGGGTACCACCCCAGTGCCGGCGGCAAAAACGTGGATAAAATCATTCGCGGTGCCGCCTACGTCAAAACCGCAGAGTATGTAAAGTTGACGCAAATACTGGGCGGCGATTTTTCCGATTACAGCGAACTAGAATCACTAGTTGCCAACATATTGGGTCCTTTACTGGAAAAACACGGTGGAAGAAGTCAGGGGACCTACGGTGAGTTTCTTAAATTAGTCTATCCCGCAATGACGGCAGGTGGCTGGGAGAAGCCAGCTGGTCTACCAGCAGATGGCGCCTATTATATGGGTAAAAAGACCGAACTCAAGGCAGAAAAAACTGCCGGATTCCCAAGTTTCAGAGCTGGTCCGGTGAAAGCGGCCACTGATATTTTAACCTACGTACTAGGTGTGGGTACTCTTAATCTAGTTACCCGTGGTAGCGATGCTGCACAATATGAAGAAATGATGACAAACATCGTGAACCAGAGTCCTGCGTATCTGGGTAGATTGGATATAACGGGTGGTGGGGGTATTGTGGCAGTTAAAAAACCATTCAGTGATCTTAAATTTAAGTTCCAGTATCACGCACCAAGTCATATTCCTGGAAATAACCTACCAGGATTTATGATTGTAATGGATTAACCTGTTTCTTTAACGCTTGTTTGTACGACTGCTTCACCAATCGTTTCCATTCTGGTTTAAAATTTCCGTGGACTATTATGTGATATCTATCTTCATTGCTATTGTTATGCACTGAATGTAGGTAATTGGTATTAAATAAAAAAGCAGACCCAGTGTTCTTGAATGGTACCAATCCAGCCGTGGTGGCAAATTTACAGTCGACAGGATTGTTAAGGCTCATATTAACCGCTGATCCCAGAAATGACTGTGGGTTATCACGGTGCGGCGCAATGTAGCCACCAGGTTCCAATAACATAAACCGAATTCGATCGTAGCCGTCATAGGGAAACCAATTTTTAAAATAATTCACAGTCACTGGACACTGATTGGTGATTTCAGTCCAAGTATAGGGCACTTGATCGCTAGTGTACCCGTACTCTTGTGGCGTACCAGTGCGTTCAGCTGAAATACCGTGTAGGCACAAACTACACCATCCCTTGCCGTCCATTGGACGATGGTAAACAAATCGTTCTCGTAATGCCTGGGCTTCAGCTAGCATTTCTGCATAGGGTGCATTGATTACAAGTTCCAGGTAAGGGGCGTGACTCTGAAATAGTGGGTCACCGATATCAACTTCGTATTGGAAAGTATTATTTTCGTTTTCTTTGATAAACGCAACAGTTTGCTCAAGTGGGGTCATTTGTCCAATTTGGTAAGAAAGTGCTAGACATAAAAATATTTATCAAGCATAATGTGGTTGTTGTGCAGATGGACAGTGCGACACTGGGCCTTTAGCTCACGGTGGTTAGAGCATCCGACTCATAATCGGGTGGTAGTTGGTTCGACTCCAACAAGGCCCACCAAAGATTTCTTGACACTAAATAAGAAACTGTTTATAGTAGTGTCTTAGACGCGAGAGTGGTGGAATGGTATACACAGCAGACTTAAAATCTGCCGCCTTCGGGCTTGAGGGTTCGAGTCCCTCCCCTCGCACCAAAATTATAGGTGCCATAATGACTATGGAACATTGGTTTTCTGTGCCGATTCTTTTTTATGATTTGAATGCTGAAGAACTTGAATCAGTGCAAGGGGAGATTGAGAAAGTTTTGCCAGATATTCAAAATTTAGATTTAACCAACCCTTGGTCAGACACTGTGCGAACATCATTTAAATATACCAAAGGCGTGTGCAACTTGGTTGACGATCTAAAGCTTGGTAATCTAAAAAAAGTAGTTTTAGAGAAAGCAAATGAATTTTGTAAAAATTACAATCTTGACTTTAATCTGAATCTCAAGGAATCTTGGGTTAATTTTTCAGAAAATGGTGGGTTTCAGTTTGCGCATAATCATTTGCCCTATTTACTTTCTGGTGTGTATTATTATCAGTCAGATGGGGATGATGGTGCTATACAGTTCAATAGCCCGAATAAATGGCTAGACCCCAATGTTTATCCATTTGGATATAATAATGTAACTTATCAGCCCATAGTTGGGCGGCTGTTATTGTTCCCGTCCTATTTGGAACATTTGGTGAATATTAATAAAACGAACTCGACAAGAATTTCATTTTCGTTTAATATTGAAGTATTACACTAATATTATGCATTATTGGATGTTTAAAATATTAGTTGACAAAAATAAATTGGGATAATACAATGCCAATGTACGAAACAACCGTTAGGACACCACAGGGCGAAACCAAGGATAGGGTATATGCTAAAGATTTGCAGGAAGCAAGGCAATTATTTGAGCAAAGACACGGCCCAAGGAACGTTCCCTACGTGCCCAAGGTGATACCTAGCTAATTAAATTCTGGCGTTCGTTCAACGGATAGGACAACAGTCTTCTAAACTGTGAATGGGGGTTCGATTCCCTCACGCCGGGCCAAAAACTATGAATGATACTGATCGCGAAATACTAGTAATTGCGCAGGAAGAATGCGCTGAAGTTATACAGGAAATCAGCAAGTGTTTCCGATTTGGCATTGACGGAGTCCATAAAAGTGGACTACCGCACAGACAGGTCCTCTCAGAGGAAGTTGGCGATTTACTGTGTATGTTGCAATTAATGCAAGATTATAATATTGTTAACAAACAGGACGTAGAAGTTGCAAAAGAAGCAAAGTTAAAAAAATTGCAAGTTTTTTCAAATATTTTCAAAAATTAGTTGACAGAAAGACTAAATAAACATACAATAGAACTATTATGAAAACACATTCGTTACAACTCGTGATATCTAAACCCTGCTCAGTGCAGCCAATGCCTGCCGCTGGATACTGGTTTGCGATTACACGCGAGGGCAGTAATGATAACCGGGGGCTTCGTAGAGTCTTGTAAAAGATACAGTACACAAAATTCTACCAAGCCCCAGGACTAAAAACCCTGGGGTTTTTTTATGTAAAGGAAGAAATGACGACCGAGCAAGAAATTTTGTCGTTTGAAAAGAAGTTGGAACAGCGTAATTTTGTTTTAGATGACAAATTGCTTGAGCAATTGTTAAAAGGTAAGATGGAACGTCTGCGTAGGCAGATAGAATATTTTGCAGAATTGCGCCGTTTGACTAAACGACGACAATAGCAGTAAAGTGTGATGCGAAACGAGGTCGCAGCTGGCACTTAAAATATCAGCAAACGGGCGGACAGTATATATGAAACGGACGGAGAGAACGCCGGAGTAAGACTACTGGTTGGGGCGTCGACCCCAACATAATGCGAGGCAACTCGCATTATTCTAAAACACACTAGGGCAAAGGCCAAGCCCGGCGGTGTCGCAGCCCTGCCCCAGACGGAGCAGAGGTGGACTGTTAAACTCAGTCAGTGTGTTTTAGAATAATTTACCAGATAGTGTGACAAACCAGGTAAATAGTTTTATAATAAGAAAAATGGAGATATGGCTGAGAGGCTTAAGGCAGCGGTTTGCTAAACCGTCGTAGGGCTTAATACCTTACCGTTGGTTCGAATCCAACTATCTCCGCCAAATTACAGGAAGTGTGCCAGAGAGGTCTAATGGAGCGGTCTTGAAAACCGTCGTATCGCAAGGTACCGTGAGTTCGAATCCCACCACTTCCGCCAATTTGTTCAAAAAAATCGACCAGGCTTGACAGAAATTAGAACTTAAAGTAATATGTGAACTTCATCAACTAAGTAGGAGTTCCGCAATGAATATCAAGCTTCGCGCAGCAGGCCGTACCGCGGGAATGTTCGCTATCGCCACCACAGTGCCGTTTTTAGTCTTATTTTTGTTTCAGCTTGACGCAGAAGTACTATTTAATATTTTCCTAGGTCTGTTTGTGACTTGGATGGTTTGGGTGGTCTATCAAATCAATCTTGGTCAACTTGAAACAGAAGAAAAAATTCGAGAAATGCAGGAGCGTCGTAGTACAATGATTTCTGGTATTATTAAAGATCCGGAGTAGTATAATGGCAGTGCGGCGGTTTTGTATAAATAAGTGTATGAAATACTTAATTTACAAAACTACCAATAGATTGGATGGAAAATACTACATTGGATGTCACTGTACTGAAGATGAAAACGATTCGTATTTAGGATCCGGTAAGCATTTAGTATCCGCAATCAAAAAATACGGTAAGGAAAATTTTATTAAAGAAATTTTGTATATTTTCGAAAATAAACAAGATATGTTTAATAAAGAAAAAGAACTTGTTAACGAAGAAGTTGTCAAGAATCCTTTATCTTACAATTTAAAAATTGGTGGAAGCGGAGGGAATCCAGGAATAGTCGGGGCTTTTAAAGGCAAAACTCATTCGTTGACTACTAAAGAAAAAATTAAGAATGCAGCGATAAAGCAAAAGACTACTGATCAAAAAAGAAAGATGCTGTCCCAGAATAACTGGGCTAAACAAGATCCAGAAAAACATAGAGAACACGTAGTAAATATAAATCGTGGTATCCCTAAATCAGAAGATCATAGGAAAAAACTTAGGGAAAGAAATTTAGGTATAAAACATAACACAACTTCTTGTCCCCATTGCGGCAAAGAAGGTGGAGAAAGGGCCATCAAAAGGTGGCATTTTGATAATTGTAAGAGTATTACCCTGTAGTGTAACGGCAGCATACGAGTCTCCAAAACTTTTGGTCGCGGTTCGAATCCGTGCAGGGTAGCCAACAATTTCTAGGAGTTATCAATGAAAGAACTTAAAGTAGCAATGCCAGTTTTAGTGGCAATAATAGCAGCAATAGGTATTGGTATGAATTATATGGACGGCAACAAAGAGGCAACCTGGGCGTACCTTTCTGCTCTTTGCGGTTGGCTTATTGTCGCTGGCGACAATATCGTAAAGTACCTGGAAGAAAGGCCATATCGTGTTTAATATTCCATTGCGTGAAGTGCCATATTATATCAAGTGGCGCATTCAACAATTGTTTAAACGCTTTAAATAAAAGATAGTCCGGCCCTCTGTTGTTTCGGCGACGAGCAAAATGGTATAGCTAGAATTTACTAGTGAAGGACGTAGGACGCTGCGTTCAATCTACGGACATCTGGGGTAATAAGCCCCAACCTAAGCATCGGTACCAGAGAGGCCTAATGGCGGGGTCTGCAAAACCTTCGATTCGCTGGTTCGAATCCAGCCCGATGCTCCATAGGATATTTTGATGCGGGTTAGGGAAGAGGTCATCCCGTTAGGCTCATAACCTGAAGATCGTTGGTTCGAATCCAGCACCCGCTTCAAAATATCTTGTTAGTGATCTCATAAATATTTTTATGTTATGGGATTGGCATACGTTCCTGTTTCGGGCTGAGATAGCTTGGCCACAAATGCCCGATGCACAATTGGATTGGGTCTGGGGTCTTTATTCTGTAGAAACCTGGTTAGCCTCAAACATTGGCCCGCGGTACATTAACTGGGCCTTTGAACCCACAGATCAAATTTATAATATTGGCGTGGCATTTAAATGGGAATCGGATAAAACTTTATTTGTACTACGCTGGGCATAATCAAAAAGGCTTAAAATGAATCTCAATTATAAAATACACGAAAACGGCTGGACCTTGATCTTTGAAGATTTTGATTTTCGAACAGCCACTAAAGAGCAAGTAGACGAAATTACCAAACTAATCAGTGTCCACACTGTGGCGGTTTTTAAAAATCAAAATCTATCTCTTGAAGATGAAGTAAGGGCCGTCAAGCTTTTTAATAATCCTGAACGTGCTCCTGATGTTAACCTTCCTGACCTATCTCATATACGTAGGATTATTGTGCCTGGTAGTGAAAATTTAATTGCTCGGGTGACCGGGGAATTGGATGAACACGGAGAGCCAGGACTGTTTGGGCACGTGAGCGATCTTGACTGGCACTGTAATCAAGCAGCCAATGATTGGAGACGACCATTAGTATGGTTATATTCTATCAAGGGGTCTGTGGGTTCCAAGACTAGCTGGATCAACCACGTTCTAGCCTACAATGACCTCAGTGAAGAAGATAAAGAGTACTACAAAACTATTCATATGATCAATGGTTATAAAAAAGGTGGTTACAGCTCAGACGACTTTGGTAAAGAAATAGATATTAATTATGAATATCAGCCCCCTTTGGTTTACACGAATCAAGCGGGTGTCACTGGATTATTTTTCCCGTTCTTGCAAATACATCAAATAGTAGGTATGGATGAGGAACAGAGTCGAGAATTCATTGCAGAGTTACGGTCACACGTGGAGCAAGAAAAATATATGTATCATCATCTCTGGGACGATGGCGACGTGGTCATTTCCGATCAGTGGTTAGGTGTGCACAAACGGTGGGCTTTTGAAAAAATTCAGACTAGGTTGCTGCACCGAGCAACTATGGCATATTAAAAATATACTTGGGTAGTGTAACGGTAGCACGACGAGATTTATAACCTCGATTCGCTAGATGGGCGGTTAGAGAGGGTTCGAATCCCTCCCCAAGTACCAGACAATGCGGGCGTAGCTCAGTTGGTAGAGCGTTACCTTGCCAAGGTAAATGTCGTCAGTTCGAACCTGATCGCCCGCTCCAATTTTACTATAACTATAAAGGAGAAACACCGTGGGGCAATCGTTGTTTACGTTCTCGTAGTGGGTTTACTGATGTTGATTCATAGGCATATCAAATAAATATTTGAATGATTTATGTAGACTATGATGAAACAGGGTTGGAAATATATATGGTGTGCAACGATTACGATCAATGTTTAATACGTACAACCAGTCGTGGCATAGCACACTTTGTTGACAAACATAGTCGCGGTCTTCCGCCCGGAATGTTTTTGGTAGTGGGCGGGGACGCTGGTAGTAGGCGTCAGAAAAAACCTTTGTTTCACCATATTAGAAGACATTCAAGATAAAAAACTTGATTTTATACCTCAGTAGTAGTATAATTTAAGTTAAGTTAAGGAACAATATGGATATCACATCAGCAACAAATTTTGTAACATCCACTCTGTTAGTAGGCATCGCCTGCTGTATTGTGGCTGGTTGTGCAATTTTAATCAATAATATGATACACAGATGGTGGAAGCCGCTTAGTTGGAGTATAGTGCCACAGAGCATCAAGGAAATTATGTCGGGAAACTTTGAACAAACACCCAAGGACCCTAAAGAACCTAAAGAACCTGTCAAGCAAGAACCACAACTTGATCAGCAGGAAAATAGTACCAAACAAGTAAGAGTTAAAGAATAAGTTAATGCTGGTGTGGCCCAATGGTAAGGCAACTGATTTGTAATCAGTAGATTGGGAGTTCGATTCTCTCCACCAGCACCAAGAACCTCGCAGTCCCTTCTGCGTTATTAAAGGGGGTAAATTGGCTTCACCATAATGCCAGGGCTCATACGATGATAGCCTCAAAGCCCGCTATATGGGTGATAGAAAAATCGTAGGTGGGTTTCACACCTTGCCAGAAGTAAATGTGACGGACAGAGTAACAGCTCAGTTCGGGGCTGATGAGGATCAGTGGCCGAACAACTTCTAGTAAGCACTTACTACTAGATTTAAAAAAATCTTGACTTTTTGTGCCAAGTGTAGTACACTTGGTTTTTTTACGTTTCAAACTTTTTAAGGAGAGTCCACAATGGACAGTGACAAGAAGGGCTTGTTACGATATGGTTGGACATACGAAAACAAGCATAAACTAGCAGCATTGATGTTCCAACTATATGGCGTCAAAATGGAGCTATAGTCAAACGGTTAAGACAGCGGACTTTTAATCCGTCAGGTCTGGGTTCGAATCCCAGTGGCTCCACCATATAAAAACACATTTAACCCGTTCGAAAGGGTGTCCTGGTGGACAGGTGCCGCGAAGGCACTGAAAAAGGTTCAATTCCTCAAGTGTGTTTCTATATGGTGATGTAGCAAAGTGGTAATGCACCACCTTCATACGGTGACTATCGTAAGTTCGAATCTTACCATCACCACCAACTATAATATTTTATGAAAAAATGCCCACATTGCGATATTATGCACGACAAGGCCACAGCCACTTGTACTGTTTGTAAAAATGGTCTTAGGCGGTACGGTATGACAAGATTGGATATGCTAGCGTTACACAAGAAACAAAAAGGCAAGTGCTATCTGTGTAATACTAAAATTGAAATGTTTGTGGGCGCACGTGGTGGTATGATCGACCATTGTCACACTACAGGCAAAGTCAGAAGTATTTTATGCTGTAAGTGCAATGTGGCAGTGGGTGGTATAGAAACTCACAAAAATGTAAAAAAACTATTAGAATACGTTAATTTAAAATAATATCCGAGTGTAGCGCAGCCTGGTAGCGCACCTGCTTTGGGAGCAGGGGGTCGGGAGTTCGAACCTCTCCACTCGGACCATACAACTGGGGATTCGCCAAGCTGGTCTAAGGCATCGGATTTTGATTCCGACATCCGGGGGTTCGAATCCCTCATCCCCTACCAATAACCGTGGTGACTGTAGCATAATGGTAGTGCCCCGGATTGTGATTCCGTACAGTGTGAGTTCGACTCTCATCAGTCACCCCAAAATAAAAAAGCCAACTTAGCAAATGTGGTCATTGCGACGGTCTGAAAAACCGTGGAACCTGGTTCGATCCCGGGAGTTGGCACCAAGTTACTCCCTGCACTACATCTAAGCCTTGATAGGCAGGGGAAGGCGAGTGGCTTAGACTCGTCGAGAGTTTTACGGTCCTTAGCTCAGTGGAAGAGTTCTGGTCTTCGAAACCAGCTGTCGGCAGTTCGAATCTGTCAGGACCGGCCAAAAGGAATTAATATGTATGAAGTAAATTATAAGAATGACAATGGAATAGATTGTAGAGAAGAATTTATAAATTTAGATTTAGCAATTAAACGTAGTAAAGTAATAGGACGATTCGTTACTATAAGTTTTTACGGTAACGAACTAGTGGGTAAGTTTGGAGTAGACAGTGTAGAGCTTGGCCAGTTACCCAACGGCGATTCCTACACCTGGAAGAAACGTAGATAATTCAATGCCCTTGTAGCTCAAAGGTAGAGCACTCGACTGATAATCGAGCGACAGAGGATCGTTACCTCTCGAGGGTACCATTATTTTAATATCCTTGTTCAGTGATAAATACAATTGCAACGCCAAGTAAAGTTGACGTCGGCAATTCAAAAGACGCTTGACATATTGATGTCTTTACTGTATTGTTAATACAGAACGCCAGCCGTGAGCAGGTCCACTGCGAGCACTACACATAAACAAGGATAAAGTATGAAGACTAGACCATTGAAAAATTATGGTGCTAGTGTTGGTCTTGAAGCCTATGATATTGACTGGAATAACCAAGCAGAACTCCTTGAACTAGGACGACTTGCGGCCAGCCAGTGCGTAGTTGTTGTCAACGAAAACATCAGCACCCAGCAACTCTATAAAACTATGATTAATTGGGGTGATGTATCACATCCCGTTATAACTGAATATGTAAGCAATAAACTGTTAACAGGTAGCCATTGGCGCGAGCTAACACTCAACTTGCGTTATATTACCAGCGAAGTTCCTGAATTAAAATCAGTTGCACTGGTGAGTTATCTTAAAAAAGAAAAAGATAGACCACGTGGCCTGTTCTCCAATGGAGAACTAGACTGGCACAGCGATCAGTGTGCTATAGACGATGGGCAAAGAGTTATTGGCCTACAGAGCATCAGCGACACGGCCAACAGCCAGACACAATTTCTATGTACACACGATGCCTACGAGTCTCTAAGCTCGGATATGCGCAGTATGGTTCGAGAGCTAGTGTGTAAGCATCGCTGGTACGAAGGACTGATGGCACCGGGATTAAATCGAGCACAATCGATGATGCTTAGATATAATATGGTGCCCATTGATGGCCTAGAAACACACCTGTATTCGGAAACAGCCAGTGGTTTAACTGGAATGAAAATACCCAGCCAT